TCTTTGAACCTGTGGCGTGGTCTCGCCTTTGAAAGTGCCCTTTTGAGCCGCTCTAACAATCCCAAAGAACCTTTGCTGCTTTTTGCTGAGTGCTTTTTCATGTAACATATTTATACCCCATCAATAGGTGGTGAAGTAGGGTTATTTTTATTCAATTTATTTTTTAATTTATCAGGAATTTGTATATTTTCCCCTCTCTTATTCTCTAAATCTATCATTTTTTGTTGCATACGAGAGAGTTTTCTCTTCTCATCAATCGTCTCACCGTCTGGTTCGTACGACTGTGACATAAGACGATAGTCCACACCCGTAGCAGTGCCTACAGGTTTGGACATATCTTTTAGACTTTTCTTTATTACCTTTACGTCAGGAATTAGTTTTTTTTTTCTTCCTTCAATCCGTCGTCTGGATTTACTTCTATCTTATTCTTGACCCCTTTCTCCTGTATGTCTAACTTAGGTCTCTTGATTGCTTCCTCTACCTCATCTTGCCATACAAAATCTTCTCTCCAGTTAGATTTCTGTGGTTCGTAACTATTTGCAAGTTTGATTCTCATTCCACCTGCAGGTTTCAACTTATACTTCAATTGACCTGCTGCATTTCTAGCACCAGACATAAAGTCCTTACCTGCTTTTGTACCATAATTTACATCATGTGCAGTAATGCTTGCTGCTTCAGGTACTGATGATGGTGTTGCATCTCCATGCTCTATAACCTTACCATCAGCATCTTTCTGATGATGTTCTGATCTAAACTTAGCTCTCTTTGCCTTGAATGCAGCAAATCTTGCTCTTGCCCTGTCTCTCATGGACATTTTATTTGCTGCATTAACTTGTGAGATAGTTTGTCCAGATGCAATTCTATTAGCAGCCATCATCTGAGCCTTAGTTCTTACCTTACCTTGTCTCGTAGATCCTGATGGTATATTTGTGGGATTAGCCATCCCACCAGCGTTTATTTCATCAACCTGTTCTACATCTTCTTTTTTCATATCCTTCTCAGGATCTTTACCCATCGCCTTTTTGATGGCTTTATCTCTAGAACCCATGTACTCATCCTTACCAGATTCTATCTTACCATCACCATCATAGTCCTTCTTTGCCATTTTCTCTTGCAAATAAGGTTCTCTGAGATTTTTATAAACGTCTGACCAAGGATTACTCATGTTACTAACTGTCATTACGTATTCTATTTAGTAATATAGAAAAATCTATTTGATTGTGCTAACATTTTTTGTTTCCTACTCTCCTTCAAGTTCCAATCAAATTGCACATCTATCGCCATACTTATTCTAGGCTCGTCGTTTGGATTTGGTTTTACATGATGTCTAAGTTCACTATGAAAATATGTAAGTTCACCTATTTTATTGATTATCTTTTTATTTTCATAGTATGTACCGTGATTTGGATCACCCTTTAGAAATATGTTTCCAGATATTGCATTTATACCATGCTCATGTTCCTTTATACCCTCACCTTTTCTGAATATATTTGCCCAACATTGCACTATGATTCCTTTACCAAAGACATCAATCAATTTTGGTATCAATATATCTCCACAAGGGGTAAAAAGATAGTTGTGTGACATATATCTACCAGTTAGAGAATCTTCTGCAGTTCCCTTATAAACATCTATTCCTGTACTCTTTACTTTTTCCTCAGTGTCAATCACATATTGAGCAATAAATTTAGATTCATCATCACTCAACAATTCACATGTTCTGATGTCCATTAAAACTCAATAGGCAAATCAAATTTACTTAGTTCTGTTGCTTCTGATATCCATGCTCTAAAAATTTGTTTCTGCTCATCAACACAAATCAAATGATTAGCACCTCTCCTTATTATCTCTCCTGTCTGTCCATTACACTCTATAACAGATCCCTGTTTGAATATATCACCTGCCAAATACTGTTCTCTTACTGATCTCTCATCTACAGGTATCACATTCAACATCTTGAACTTGTATAGATTACCATTCTGTTCGTAGGCTAGTTTAGATATTGCTGCTGCTCTAGATCTTCTTACAACAATATTGAGTGCATCATATCCGTTTTCATATAATGACTGTAAGACATCGTATATTGTCTCTGCGTTTTTATCATCTATAATTGACTCACTAAGATCTGGATATGCAGCCTTCAACTCCTCTATATCACTATCTCTGCTAGGGAAAATGTAATAGAAATTTTCAGTTGCTATCTCTCCCACTGTTGCGAGAACATTGGCTGTCACTTCTTCATCATCGAACTTATCAAAGGCAACAGTCAAAGGTGCTCTGGGTTGTGGTGCCTGTGTTGTTGTACCTGATCCTGATGGTGCTTCTGGTTGTCTTTCTCTAGTCTGTGTATTGAGTTGCTGTCCCCTTCTTGTTTTTAAAAATGCTGTAGGTGATTGAGATGCCCTACTGATATCTCTATATGGTTCTGGTTTTTCTTTTACTTCATCATCACTTGCACCACCACTACCGAACATTTTCAGTTCGCCATTGACAGTCTTTGCTTTTAGATTACCTTGCTGATCGTACCAGTCACCGTGCCCGTCTCCGACTAAGCCCAATCTTTTTGCTTGTTGGGATGCCTTGGTTATACGTGCTTCGGTTATGAAGGTCAGAAAATGCTTCACGGATTTTTTTGTAGATCTCTTCGTCAAAAGACTTGACATACATCATCAAGTCTGTCTGTATTTGATTATATTTAGGATGGTTTTGAGTGGAGGCAAAAATAAATCGTTGAAAGTCCTGTATCTCTTTCTTTTTTATAGTTTTTACCTTTGGTTTTACAGTGTATAATCTGATAAAATGATTCACCAATACATCCATTTCGTCGTTCTTTTTCATAATAGTAGTGCTCTTAGTAGTGCGAGATTACTTGGTGCATTTGTACACATCATAGCATCTTCTTGTAATTCTTCTGCAAAAGACTCATCATTTAGGTTGATTGGTGACGGATCAACACCAGCATCTGCATCTATTTTCAATGATGCATTATAAGTAAGACTATTTTTACCTGATTGTTTCAGTCTAACTCTACATACCATACCTTTCACTGCTGTGGTAAAATTTTTCACTCCAAATTCTTTTGCCAATCCAGCAGGGTCAGTACCAAAATGATAGAGACCAAGATTAGATATGTTAATATAAGGACATTGTTTTGAAAGATAATACTTTGCACACAGATTTACAAAAGCATTACTTTTATATTCAAAAGACCTAAATCTATTTTTATCTTCCTGTCTTTTTGCTTCCGATACTTGAGTCGAGTATACCCCTGCTCTTATATTTGGGATTCCTTTCGGATTCCATCTATTTCTTATTACTTGCTCCACCCCTGCTGCTTTTAATAATTTTCTTTTCTCCATTGCTACCCCATCCATACCCCCATGCAATACCCAATTTCCATCATATTTTACACCACTCTGACCATAATCATCTGTCTCACTTAATTTGAGTTCCACACCCACAATCATTCCCATACCACCAGAAGTGCTATTCTGAGGAATTATTGAATTATAATTTCTAATAAAAAATTCAAAGTCTTTTCCATGACCACCTACTTGTGGTGGTGCAAAACCTGCAGGCACTAAATTCAATTCTTTATATTGTGTGTATATGAACCTCTCATACACCACACCTGCCATGACATCTCCAGAACGTGTAAAATAATTTGCATTACCAAAGTAATTTTTTTCGTCTGGTGTTAGATCTTGATCTTCTATATCTGTATAGATTGCCATGATACCCTCTGTATGAGGATATTTATTTAGATGTCGCCTTCCTGTCTGTTCTCAGAATAGTATTCAGAAAAATGTCCGTCTGGAAATCTCTTGGATAATTTGTCTATATTCATGTCAGTTATCTCATCAAGACTGATGTCTAATGCCATACATGCTTGTGCCACATACCACAGCACATCACCTAACTCTATCTTGAGGTGTTTTACATTGTCTTCATTGTATGGTTTACCTTGAAAAATTATTTTCTTTACTATCTCTAAAAATTCTCCACTCTCTGCACTCATACCCACAGCAGCAGTAAGTAGACGATGTATATCTGATCTTTCTTCTAGATCTCTGATACGATTTACAAATGCTACACCATTTTTAGATTCTTCACTTGT